CTATCTTAATGGCTGAATAAGGAACGGTAGCGATACCGCCAAAGAAGTCACCAACAACGTCCCCTTTGTTTGAGTAGCGTTCGATAAGCCTTTCAACAACATCGAGCTGCAGGGGGCAAATATGGTTCTGTCTGTTTTTCTGTGACTGCCTTGTGTTGAGCGTCCGCATCCGTGTAACATCATCCCAAATCCAGTCTTTTTTGGATACTGGGTCAATGGCCATGAATGTACGTGGGAGCTTCTTTTTTTCGTCCAGAAAGTCTGCAAACTCAACATGCCGTTCGTAGGAATAAACATGCTCTTTTTCAAAATGCCTGAATAGGTGACGGATTTGGTCAACTTCCATACCTACGAAGTCATACATGTCCAAAAGAGTATTACCAGAGGACTTCCAACTTGCGTGTGCGTCAATCTGCCATTTGGCAAGGCTGTACTCTTTTTTGTCCTTAAAGACAGGAATATCGGCGTAAGCGTTGGAAGTATCTGAAGGTAGCTTTCTGAACAGCAAAACGTATTCAGGGCACCCTACACCCATCTTTGAACCATCCTTACACATTTCAGTATAACCAAGGCGGTAGGTTTGATTGTTTTCCCGAACTACGTCCGTATCGACAGTTATCATTCCGATCAACTGAAATCCGTGCTTCATGTAGTGCATTGCCGCCATCATGTGAAACGGATCCAAAGTAGGAAATCCTAAACCAGTCGCATTTCCAAACAGTATCCGGTCTTTCACATGACAGCAAAGCAATCTACCTGGTTGTAAAGTCCTGTAAACTTCCGGTGTCATAAAGTCCATCTGTTCAAAGAAAGTGTCGTTTCCGGTATTGTGCCCGAAATCGTTATAGGTCGGAGTGTATTCGTAATGGTTGGAGAATGGAATGGAGGTCACGTAAAGACCTACGGAGTTATCCGGTTTATCCATCAGTTCCAAAACACTGTCATTGTTCACCGATTCAAAGAGTTTTCCTTTCCGATATTCTCGACTTGCGAACATCCAACGCATCATCTTTTCTCCGGTATCCACCGACATTAATCCGTTAGTACGGACTATATCGACCATGTTATCAACCATCTGTTTATGTTGCTCCCATTTGTGCATGAAGGATTTGAATATTTCCGATTCGCTTTCAGCGTACACGAAATAAATCTCAACAGCATGTTTCTGCATGAACCTCCAAATCCGGTGAATGGCCTGGAACTTGTCATTGAACTGGTAGTCGATGAACATTATCGCTTTATGACAGTGATATTGGAAGTTGATGCCCTCTCCAAGCATTTCAGGCTTGGCGGCCAGATACTTCAACCGTCCGTCTTTGAAGTCCTTTACAATCTCATCGGCTTCGTCATCATCTTGGCTACCATAAACAGCCTTGCATCCTTTAACGTCCTTGCAAATGGCATGTCTTTCGGCTTCAAGGTCATGCCAAAATATGAAATGGTCGCTGGCATGTTCCGGTCTTGATATTATCTCAACCAACTTGGCAACCTTTTCGTCAAGGTTATCCCGTCTTTCTTTGGCAGCTTCGGTCAATCCTAAAGCGGCGTCACGGAACATCTTAACGCCTCCGTCACGGTCGGTACCTGCGGTCGAATGATCTGAGGCTATTTCCTCAAAGGTGGAAAGTGGCGGCAGGTCGTATCCTTCGTCAGGGTATCCAAGATCGGAAGGTTTAGTAAGCACAAGTGCCCAAGTTGACATCCACAACCAGAATTCAGGCTCTTTGTGAGGATATAAAGTCAGGTTGTTGGCCTTTGTGCTGTCACGTTGGAAAAAGCGTGTAAGGGCTTGCCCTGTGTCCATAACACCAAGATAACCGGCATAATGAATGAGTTCCTTGAACTTGTTTGGGGAAGGCGTTGCAGTTGCTACAAACTTGTACTCAACATTGGCGAACTTTGGCAGGAATGTCTGGTAAGTCTTGGAGCCGTAGGAACGCAGAACGGATGCTTCGTCAAGTGACGTAACCCGAAAGTATTCAGGCTCTATATTACCATCTCTAATACGCTCGTAATTGGTAAGCATTATATCCGTATCGCAAGCCTTCACTTCATCCATTGTACGGACGTACTTTACCGTAATTCCTAAATGGTTTTGAGCTTGCTCGATGAACTCAACCACCACCCTTTTGGGGCAACAAATAAGAGCCTTGCCGCCTTTATGTTTGATAATTAGCCTGCAAATCTCCAGCTGGGTAACTGTTTTGTGCATCCCGAAGTTGGAGAATATTGCACGACACCCCCCCCTAATTGCCCACTTGACGGAATCTTTCACGTGTGGGAAAAGGTTGGGAGTCATCTCTGAAATCTCAACATCAAATCCGGTTTGGCTGCTAATGGCCATCTTTGCTTTTAGAAAATCGATATAAGCTTGTTTATTTGACATAATATAAATTTTGTGTGTTTGTGGATCCGGCAGGACTCGAACCTGCGACATACCGCTATCCAGAAATGGAGTGAGGCGGCTGCTCTACCAACTGAGCTATGGACCCGAATGAAAAGCCCCACCATATAAGCAGGGCTTTTACTTTGTTTATTTCCGATTGTAACGATCGAGCTACAGTGTCCTAACACCTGCCTCGATCAATTCATGGCCACAACCGGCTATGTAAAATTTGTTTCCGTATAGGTTGTTGGATTATTAACACAACTGCTGAACTGGGGTCCCTTGTAATGTGGAATCACCGGCATTAAGCATTGTTCTAACTGCTTGGTGTTAGGCTGCATCGTTTGGATTTGCGATCGACCTGTATCGAGATACAAGGTCTGCATTACCGGAACAGCGTTCACCACGAAAACTTGATTGATTTGAATGGATGGCATGACGTATTCCACGTTCATACCAACATCCCGATCAGGGGCAGGAATGGCCGCTTGTGCTACCACGAAGGAGCAAGCGACCAGGAGAAGAAACAGCAATAGCTTTTTCATAGCATATAGTGTTTGTTGATAAGGACGCTTTGCATGTTGGCAGGGCATTCTCCAACCACATCCTTGAAACCCTCTTTGATAAATAAATAGAAGAAGTTAAGCCGTTGAGTGTCCTTTATCCGTCGATACGTGTCTATCTCCTTGGAATAACCTCTTTGAAATAAATCGTATGCATTTATGCGAATTGGTAACTTTTCTTTTTCTCTCCGAATCTCAGGACGGTGACCTTAGCCATGAAAGGAAGGTCGTTTCTATCCACTTTCTCCAATTGGGTCTTTATTCTTTTTGAATCAGTGAACAGTTTTACTTCTTTTTCTCCTTTTTTGAGCAGAATCACACTTCTACCTCCCCCAAATCGAGTCTCTACGTCCAACTGAAAATCTAAAACGGCAACCCTTTCATTTAATATTTCGTCTATAGTAACTTGTGGTACCTCAAAAATCTTTGTTTGTTCAATTTGAATATTCAGATCAGAGAACTCTTTCATTGGTAACGGTTTTTATAAGGTTTTTCGAGTTGCAGTGTCCAGCCCATCCGGTGTGCGGGCTCATTCGGATTCTGTACTCCTCGTTGGATAGTTGCTTTTTGTTAAGTCGTGATGCCTTTCGGCAAAGGTTCTGCTTGATGTTCTTTCTGAGCAGTGTATGGGTATGCCTAAAGACATACCCAACAAAATCAATACCTCGAGCGTCAACTGGAAACACTTGGTAGTTGTCCTTGACGTCAAGGTTCAGATTCTCTTTCAGGTAGTGGTCAATCTCAACTCTGATTTTATGAAGTTCCGGCTTTGTGGCTCCAAGTATTACCATGTCATCCGCATATCGGTAGTAGTACTTTACCTTAAGCGTTTCCTTCAACCAGTGATCGAAATAGGATAGGTATAAATTGGCAAAGAATTGGCTCAAATAGTTTCCAATTGGAACACCAGGAGCGGAATCAATTATTCCATCAAGCAACAAAAGAAGTCTTTCATCCTTAATCTTTTTCCGGATGACGGTCTTTAAAATCTCGTGGTCGATGGAAGGGTAAAACTTGCGGATATCCAACTTTAGGCAGAACTCCGTATTTTCCGTGTCCTTCAAATCCCTTTTTAAGTCTCTAACAACTGCATGTATTCCACGTCCTTTGATGGATGAGTAGGTGTTGTGAATAAACACCGGTACCCAGATAGGTTCCAAGATGTTCATTATCGCATGTTGCACAATCCGGTCCCTAAATGGAAGCCTGAAAATTATCCGCTCCTTTGGTTCGTAGATCGTAAAAACGCTGTACTCGGATGTCTTGTAGGTATCATTGTCCAAATCGTCGTAAAGAGCCTCAAGGTTCGTTTCAAGATTCGAGTCGAACACTTTAACGCCGTATGAGGATGATTTGCCAGCACGCGCCTTGTGGTAGGCTTGCAGGATATTCTCCCGCGAGCATATCCGATTGTAAAGATTGTTTTGTCTTTTCATGCCTTGCTTTCGTTGTGGAGCCTTCGGCGAGCCTACAAGCACCATTTGAAAAAGTTTGTTTTTTGCCATGTTGGCACGGCCCCTGCCCCTGTAATAAGAAAGGTGGGAGGCGTCACCCGTGTTCGCATTCGAATTGTTGTAATTCGTGTTGTTGAAAGCGAGGCCACCGGAGGACACCCCAAAGGGCAAACAGCC